AGACAATGACTAGCAAGGAAAAAAGAAAAGGAACTTACCATGAGAACTGGTGGGTTAATTTATTTAGAAGCTGGAAGTGGACAGCTAGAAGACAACCCTTGTCTGGTATCTTAAAAGATTTCCCCAGTGATATAGAAGTGAAGACCAAGGACATAAGTATAATATGTGAGTCTAAGTACAGGGCTAATGGCTTTGCATTGGTATCATCCTATCTTGGTAAAGGAGAAGTTGATTTGCTTTTACTTAAAGAAAAGAATAGCAACGCTTACATTTGTTTTAATGTAAAGAATAAAAAAATATTAAAACTATTAGGTATAAAGTTATGAGTTACCTTTGCGAAAAATGCAGAGTCAAAGAAGCATCTGTCATACATCCATTAACAAAACAAGAAATCTGTTCAGCATGTGCCATAAAAGATTTAAGAGAAAGCCATGTACAAATTAAGAGAACAAAGTTTATACCTATACATCCACAAGTATTAAGAAACAGGAGACGTAAATGAATAAAACATACGAAGACTTTGTATTAATGGGGATAGCTGGGTTAAATATTCCTCAACAGCTACAATTCTATGGGGTAGATATAAGTACACTCAATGAATGGAAAAGAAAAGCTGGTAGATTTGGTAAGTTTTGTACCAATAAAAAGACAGATGTTAAAAGAAATTGTTTAACATGCAATACAACTTTCATTGCTGATACAAGATTCATTCGTGTATGTAACAAATGCAAATCATCAGATGAATGGAAGAACTATTAAAAATGGTGGCTTATCTACAGGGAGTAAAAATAAACCACCATTAGTGTTTCTGAGGAGGAAACATGTGTACCATAGGGTACTATACGAACCATAGCAATTCTTTTATGAGGAGGGAATGAGTGAAACAATTAAAAGAAATAAAATTACCAGTACAAAATAAACAAACACAAATTGACATACCCGATATAACAAAAGAAAAAGGTTACAAAAACTGGTGTATAAAATTAAGTGATAAAACCCCAAGACAAACAGAAAAAGAATTGTATAAAGAATTATGTGATGTGTTAGGGGATAATCAAATAGAAAAAGAAATAATTCCAGATTATAATAGTCCTTATGGTTTTGATTACAGAATAAAAGAATACAGAATTAAAAGTAAAGATAAAGAAAAATTAATAGAAGCCTTTAAATTAGTGCAGTATTCATTAGCACCTCTACCTTATGAAGAATTAAAAAAACATTTAACAGTTATGTATGCCATGCAAGTACAAACTGGTGGGCAAAGAATGACATCCAAAGAAAAGGCACAGCAAATGGCAGTCATGTTAAAGAATACACCAGCCGACATAACAACCTACGCAATTAGGTACTTAACAAATGAAGGGAAATTCTGGTCATCATGGGCAGAGTTTAATAAATTAATAGGACAACGATTAATAAAGCGTACTCTTTTACTAGAAGCACTGAGAAAAAAAATAAATAGCTTGAATATAATAGATAAATAAAGTATAAATATATATAATTCTGAGGAGAATAATATGGAAACAAAAGAATATAGTATCGGTGGGTCTGATGTTAACAGGCTACTCAATGCAAACTGGTATGAGTTATACCTAGAAAAAATTGGCGAGAAAGAACCAGAAGATTTATCTAACGCATTGCCAGTTCAACTTGGTATTGAGACAGAACAGTTTAATATTTTATGGTTTAGAAAAAATACACCCAAAGAATTGTGGATAGATAAAGATATAGAAATAGGTAATAAACCATTGTCTTGTAGCTTTGATGGTGTTCGTCTTCATGGGCATACCGATGCTTTAATAGTACATCCTAAAACAAAGAATAGTGTATGTGGTGTTATTGAATGTAAACATACCAACCCATTTACCAACATGAATAAAGTTGCTGACTATTATATGGGGCAGATGCAACTGTATATGTATCTTACAAACACAGACTCTTGCTATCTATCTGTTATCTTTGGCAACAGCCGATGGGAATACATCAAGGTATCTTGGAGTCAAAGATACTTTGATAATATATGGGTATACATTAAAGAGTTTTGGGATTGCTTGCAAAGAGGTGAAGCACCAGCCAATAAAGATGTAATGAAACCTTCATCTGATTTAGTACCTATTGATGACAGGGTTCGTAGAAATATGTCACATGATAATCAGTTCATGCACATGGCACATGAGTACAAACGTACATACTATGATGCCAAAACTAATACTGATGCCAAAAGATTCTTGGTATCTAGTGTGACAGATAAGGATAGGGAGTTGCATTGTGACCTACTCTCTGTTCATGTTTCAAAGACAGGTCGCAAAACAATTAAACTTACTGAGGAGTAAACTATGAGTGATGGTTATGAATCTCAAAAGAGAACTATCCTTAAACATTTAAAGGAATCAAAGTCTATAACTAGCTGGGAAGCTATAACTCAATACAGAATTACAAGGCTATCAGCAGTTATATATTTATTAAGAGATGAAGGGTATGATATATTTACTGCCCGACATAAAGGAGTAACCGAAGAAGGTGTCCATAAAAACTGGGCAATCTACCACTACTTAGGGAGGAAGACATGAGTAGAATACCAAAAGGTTTATCAGAACTACTAGAGAAAGTAGGAGAAACACCACAGTCTGCATTATGGGATTGTCACGGAACATCAGTCATTAAACATAAAGCATTAGAAAAAGTAGCAACATTACTACAAGTTGTATTCAATGAACCTACTATTATTGAAAGCAATGCAAGAGATAAGATTGCTGTGGTTTGTGTTAAAGGACAACGAACTATTGTGGATAAAGATAATAAGGAACACAAAATAGAAGCGTGGTCATTTGGAGAAGCCACTCCTTATAATAATAAAAATTCTTATCCTTATGCTATGGCAGAAAAGAGAGCCATAGATAGAGTACTACTAAAACTAATTGGGATACATGGTTATATGTATTCTGAAATTGAAGCTGATGATTTTAAAAAGGAGAACAACTAAATGGAATATGATAATACTGACAGAGGTGCGGCTTTCCCACCAAGGAATACACAAAAATTAATACTGCAAGGGAATGGTCAGTTCGGTAGCAAGGAAGTAAAACTTGTTTTTGTTTCGGACACTTCAAAGAATGGTAAAGACTTTATAGAAGTCTATCAAAAAATAGGTTGTGTTTTTGAGAATACTTTTAAAGACCCATCCGATAAGAAGCCACACTTTACTGGCAAGCTAGAAACACCAGTAAAAGAGATAGCCTGTTGGAGAATGAACAAGGCTGAAACAAACCTAAACTATATGCAATGGAAAATAAAAGAACCCTTTGCTAAAGATGATGATGAGATTCCTTTCGGTAAAGATTTAGATAGGATGGCAGAAGAGGTTGAGGAAGAAAGGCAACAAAAAGGGGGGAAGACAAGTGGTTGGTAATAACAAGGATACAAAGTATGTCTCCTTCAAGGTAGTGGGAGAGCATGCTGAGATACTTCATAGCATTAAAAAGCAAATAATGGATGAATATGGAATTAAATGCAGTTTCCAACAAGTCATTAACCATGCATTATCATTTTATGTTAAGCATAATTCTGATAAGCTAGACATGAATAAATAAATATTCCAATATTCTATTCCCTAGGGGTAGGAATAATGGAATAATAAATGTGTGGTTGGAGTTAAATATCCTATGACAGAGGAGTGAATAGCCTTTATAATGTTTAGAATGTTTTTATTAGTAAGCCCACAAAAGCAATCGTTAGACCTTATTAATAATTATTAAAACTGTAACTCCGTAATTCATTGAGGTGAAATTCTAAAAAATATTCAAGACATAAAGATGGGTGGGGAGTAACTATAAAGGGAGGGACTCCCCACCAAGTAACATGAGGAGGAAGAATGACATCAAGAAAAAATTGTGTATGGGACAAACAAGAATGGTCAAAGTCTGAAAAAGAAAACGAACTTAGTTCAACAGCCTTTGCCAATGACGACCCAAGAGCCATTGACTATGATAGTCATGGTACTGTCTATCATACCTATGGACAAGAGAAGCCACAAGATTTAAACTGGACTAGAGAAAAAATACTTGAGGCTCAAAAAAGAAAACCAAAACATTTGTTTAGAAAAAAACATTCCCATGAATAAGAAATATAATTATTCAAAAAAATATATTAACAATCAATTAATAATATTAACTGAAGAGTTTGTTGATGGAGTCATTACAAATGTTTGGACATTAAATATTAACAAGATTATAAATAGAAAAATAATTTATTTAATAGGAGGTCTTTATGACAAAACAATCTTTAAAAAAATCTCCAAAGAAAAAATCAAAGAAACAATATCCCAAGAAGAAAGAGAACTATAGAACTACTTACTTCAGTTCAGATAGTAAACCTTTTTTTTTGTGGCTGGATAGTATACTTACAAAACTAACAGGCATTAGGAGAGCATAGTGTTCCAAGCATTAATAGGTCCAATAGCTAACCTTGCATCAACATGGATGGAGTCAAAGGTTGCAAAGACAAAGGCACAAGGAGAAGCAACACTAGCTAAAGCGAAAGCTGAAGCAAAGGTGATGGAAACAATGGCAACCCATGAAGCTGGATGGGAAAAAATTATGGCTGAAGCTAGTAAGGATAGCTGGAAAGATGAAGCCTATACAATTTTATTTATAATAATTATTGCCATGAACTTCATCCCACCTCTTAGACCATTCGTTGAAGAAGGTTTTAAATCCCTAGCAACGACACCTCAATGGTTTCAATGGGCAATTTATGCCTCGATAGCCGCATCATTTGGATTGAGAGGGATGAAAGGACTGAAGAAGTAAAAAACGACCTCATATAAAGAGGCTGAGAGGGGTGGAATGATATGCCCGAAGGGTTTTGTACCCCTCAAATACTAAGCAGTAAGTCTCGTAGCTCTGGTCCACGGGATTTTACTTGACCCCACCAACGGCTGTCTTCCATCTGCCGACCAGCTTCTGACCATGATTTATTCTCGATTGCTTCCCAGAATTTAACGAATTTAGAAAAACGATTCCATCCCATATTGAATTGCATTGAAAGAATCACAATCTGTGCTGGCTGTGGTAACTCTCTCCACATTGGTTTATGCTTATCAAGTTCATTAGAGTGCTTTTCTAAGTCTCTGCCAAGAATAAAGTCAGCAGTCTCTTGGTCAATACCTTCTTCCAAGTTATGCCCATAGCCTATAGTCCAAACCCCCACAGTATCTTTATACATCTCAAGACGACAACCCTCATGCTTTTTTATAACCTCGACTAAATTATCCATGTTACTTCTTCCTTCCTTTTAGATACTTAGGGATACTATTCTCCTTTTCCTTCATCCACCTTTTGAGGTATGCAATAAGCCTTAACCCATATCTTATCCCCAGCCCTCGACTGATGCCAGTTTTGTGAACGTACCTTCTCGGCAAACTCCAAACATGTATTAATATCCGTGAAATAGACACTTTCCTGTATAGTCCCCTGTATAAAAATCATTAATACCCAAATCAATTTCATTTACCATTACCATTTTCCTTTGCTCTTGTCCATGCTGTTGTTGCACAGAAGGTAGCGACAATACCAAGGTTGGCTACAATGTAGGTAGAGAGTAAGGCAGTAACCATCTCGACTCTAGTATCAGGGATAATAGGAAAGAGAACTAGAATAATTAAAGAGATAGATGATATAGAAGATACCCAGCATATAAGACGTTGTTGGTCTTGCATCTTATTGGAGTTTTCCATTCTTAAAATTTTTTCTTCTCTTGCTATTTCTTCATCGGTAACAATACCATCACCATCCAAATCATGTTGCTCATATCTGGACTGTGCTTGCAACTTCTTATTCATATAGCACCCTTTCTTTTTAAATAAAATAAATAACCAATCCACATTATAACTGCACCAACGATAGTGCAAAGAAAAATAATACCTAAGATATTTAAGGCTCTTCTTCTTGCTTCAGCTTGAGCATACAAAGTTTCCTGTCTTTGTTTGCGAATCTTAACTTGCATCTTCAGTAAATCACTCCATGCATTTGGACCATGTGTTAGATTTATCCATGTGCGAAGTTCGTCTTCCATAGCTTTGGCTCTCTTCTTAGCGGCAAAAGCATCCAATGCTTCTTGCTCAACTGTAGAACCAGCAAATAGTTTTTTAAATAATGGGGGATTCTTTGCCATCTTCTCGGCTTGGTTGACATCAGATACTGCACCCATCCATCGACCAATGTCTGAGTACATAGACTCAACATCCCGACCTGCCTCGAAACCTTTTTTAATTAAATTAAATGCTGTGGTTGCGGCTGTTATAGCTGTTACTGGGTCGATAACATTCCCCTTTAATCAGCATCCTCAATGGTGAGTTCACCAGCATCTACTTGTTTCATTAAATCAGCGTAATCTGAATTATCATTAGATAAAGGTACATTTAATACTGTATTACTATTGTTGAATTTAACTCGTATAGATTTAACTACACCTTTAAATTTTTCGTAATTGGCTGTTTTAATGTCTTTTAGTTTATATCCAATATCCATATTAACTCCTATAACTCGGCATCAAGAGCAACTTTAGAACTTGCATTATGTGAGGTAACAACAACACCTCTCCCAGCAGTATTACCCCCAGAATTTAAACTAGAATCAGCATAACAATAAACTGCTTTTGTACTTCTATCGGCTGTTTTTATACCATCAAACTGGTCAGTCGCACCCCCACCATAAGATATATAATAGTTTGTACCTTCATTCTCAGCGACAGATGGGGGTGTTCTCATAGTAACTGGTGGATAAATATACCAAGATATTAAATCAGCCGCTTCAGCTACACCAGTTCCTAAAGGTTCATCATTTCCTTCTGAGTGAACATAATAATAGCGTTGGCATTTTCTTAACGTATCACCATAAGCTTCATTTTCAAAAGGTGTAGCTACCTCGCCTACCTCAAATTGAACACCAGTAAGTTGCCAAGTGCTTTCGTCTGTTGTAGCTAAACCATTTTGTGCATGACCATAGGCTAGTCTTCCACCAGCATAACTTGCCCAAGAAGTATTATCTGTTGCAACATAAGAACTTCCAGCCATTAATATAAATTGTACATACAATCCAATACTATTGTCGTGGGTTATGGCTTGAGAAGTATTGCCTACAAAAGTTATAGTTTTATATTCCCAAGTATCGGCTGAACTAATTGTGTATGTGCTACCGATATTTAAACCACCATCTTCCAGATACAGCATAACAGCAAACACTCCAGTTAAACTGCTTTTAACCCAAAAAGAAAGGGTAGCTGATTTTGCAGATGAAGTACCATATAATAAACGATGGCAATTTTGTGCTTCTATTTTATGCATAAATCTACCAAATTCATCAGATGCTAAAGCACTTTCAACAGTTTTTGTTTGGTACTTTAAACTTTTGCCACCACCACCAGCAAAGGTAGCTGGAACATCATTGGTTTGACTTATTTCAAATGCAAGATTATCCATAGCATCTACATCAAATTGCCACCTATCTAAAGTATAACCTTCGGCAGTAACGGCAGTTGTTCCATTTCTCTGACTAACTAGCATATTTCCATTAATTATCATGTTGCGATTATTTAAAGCATCATGGCTATAAGCACTTGCTAGGTCTGCGAAATCTCTTGCTCTACTCATTATGCTTTCTCCAATGCTTCTACTCGTTTAATCAAATCTGCATTTGATGATTCCAAAGTTTCAATTCTCGTTTTAAATCTTTTAACAATATTAATAAGGTGCATTGTAATTCTGTCATAATTAACGCTTACGGGAACAGGGGTGTCTAATTCTTTTGTTTCGTATGTAACAGAACCATCATCCTTCTTATTCATTTCTGTTAATTTAAATGTTACTAATCGTGGCTCAACTTTAGCAACATCTTCAGCTAACAATCCATAGAAAGACCAATCTGGTTTTAATTTTGTTGTGTCATCATTAACTGTTTCTGTATTTGATTTATAAAATTTAGGTTCTAGTGAAAATATTTTATCAGCATACTCATCTTCTAAATCTTCAATAGCTGTTTTATAAATCTTAGATGAGGTTGAAGTATGTAATCTACCATTACCATCAATTTGAGCATTAGCACTATTACCAGTTGAAGTTGTTGCACCTACAAATCTAGTTATGGAAGGGTCAAGGCGACCTACTTCTGCTACACCTGAACTTTCAGCACAAGCTACAAATTGTAAATATGCACCTGAATCATCTCCTGAATTAGAGTCAGAAGTAATTGTTCTTGCTCTAACCCAAGCAACTGTCTGACCATCAGCATCTACAGCGCCAGCATCATCATTGGCTAGATTACAAAAACCGAATTGACCTAAAAAATCATCATCACTATTGGAAGAATTAACAACATTAATACACCCACCATTACTTCCTCGTACTACAACACCTTCATCATTAGCTGGAGAACCTCCTATAGCTGCAAGATTGTGTGTATCACCTAAAGACTGAATACCTACTGCAACAGCACCACCAGCCATAATTCTCATTTTTTCTGTTGCAGTTTCAGAATAACCAGTTTTAAAAACAAGTGATGTATTATTGACTGATGAACTAAAATCACCTTCAGATATAGCAGAAATGCCAGCGGCTACTAATTGTGCATCCGTACCTGTTGCTTCATCTGGTGCTTGGAAATTTATTGTACCTAAAACATCATCAAGAGCAATATCAGTTTCGCCTGTCTGCAAAGTTAAAAGAACAGGGTTGTCATCAGCCGTTGCTTTAGACTTGAGTATTAATCCATCATCGGGGTCGTGAGTAATTGTAACATCTGAATCTGCTCCAAAATGTATTACACTTGAATCTGAATTAAGTATAATGTCATCCCCAACAGTTATATCTGCATTAAAGGTAACATTATCACTAAACGTACCACCAGTTTTAGGCATGGCATCCGATAAAACGAAAACATCGTAGACAATTATCATAACCTCATCTGAGGTTGATGCACCAGATGTTAATGTTACTGTTGAGCCAGAAGAAGTCCAATCAGTAGTAGGCTTCAACATAACTCCGTTTAACAGCACATCAATCAATGAGCCATTGTCAAACTTTAATGTCTTGGAATTTATATCAGAACCAGTAAAGGCTGTTTGTCCAGAGGTAGCTGTGTATTGATACCTCTCTCTTATTCCAAATCCTTCTGACCCTCTTCCTATGTACGGCATATCTTTATCCTATCTTACTTGCGTCATCTCTGGCTTTTCTGTCTTTGTAGTCAGAACGAGCAGTTACTAATGTTACAAAGTCTGCTTTGTTAGATGGTATGCTGTCAGTAAAGCTATCGTCATTCATTAGCTTTGTAGTCCAATCTCTTTGCATACGTTTCCAACAGTTATTAATTTTCCCTGTCATTGCTGATTGCACCCAAGCATCAATGTCAAGTAAATCATTCTTTAATACTGTTTGGTCAGTATCATCTACCTCTACTGTTAATGTTAATTTTGCCATATTTTTCTCCTTTTAAAGAGGGTTATTTCACCCTATGTTATGCGACTAAATAGCCACTAAAGTATGTGCCACCACTATCGTGAATTATATCTGTTTGTGTATTTGTTCCACCAGCTTGATACACTTGACCATAAGCAGTATCACCAGCATCCATGTCAGCTAATATACTTGAGTTAAAACCATGATAATTAGCAGATGCCCACCCTTCTGGGTCAATAATACTCATATAACTTCTGTTACTTGTTACAATTTTTGTAAAATAATAATCGGCATCATTCTGTATTTGATAAAGATAAACCATAAGACTTAATTGATAGCGACCTGTTACAGGAGCAGTAAAATTTGGTGTAGCAAAATCTCCATTTTGGTCAAATACTTCTGTACCAAAAGCAATAGTATTAGTACCATCTTTTGAAATGTTAGTAACTGTAGATGAGGGTACAGCTAAAAACGCTGATTGCAATGGCTTGGTTATATGACCATCTTTATCAATAGTCATAGCAGTAGTTGTACCACCAGTTTTAAAAAGCATTTGCCCTTCATTAGAAGCACCTTCATCTACGGCAATTTGTGCTATTTCTGTTCCACCATGATTATGAAACTGCATAAATGTTCCATTATTAGACCCACTTGTTCCACCACTTTCTAAAACTAGTCTTCCGTGGTCAGACACACCTTTAATATGCAAAGCACCATCTGGTGATGCAGTTCCTACTCCTACTTTATTATTGCCACCATCAACGAAAAGCATATTGGCATGGTCATTACTCTCAACTCTGAAATCCTTATCAGCACTATCTTCATTGATTGTTACATTGCCTTTTAAAGAAGTATCGCCAGTTGTTGTGATGGCTATATCACTAGCTAAGTCATCATTGGTGATTGTGCCATCTGTAATCTCAGATGTTGAAACAATATTCTGAGTAACCTTTGTTCCTACATATCCCATGCTATCTCCTATGCACTAATTGTATCGACAACGCTGACCATCGCATCAACAGCATTTGCACTTGATGCAATTCCATACAGTACATCGCCACTAGCCAGAACAATCTTAGAACCAGAGTCAATCAACTCTAATGAACTGCCACTTGGAATCGGTGCGTTTTTAATCAAGTAATAATCAGTTGAACTTTTCCTAACATAGACATCTACATTCACAGTTGATGTTGTTATATTGGCTAACCGAATACTGATAACTGCATCGTAATTCCCTCCTGTCCACAATAATGAATGGGTATCATCATGGGATGTCGGCAAATCATCATTAAAATTATTCCTAAAATCTTGTGCCATCTTTCTCTCCTATTATAAACAAATTGCCATTGCTATAGCAAAGCCACTTGTTGACGCATCAATATAAGTCTTAACAACACTCATATCAGTACGCTTAATTGTTCCAGCGTCACTAATCAAAATCTCATCTGTATCAGCAATACCACTAGCTAGTTCTGTTTGACCAGAAATAACATTGTCGTTTAAGTGTTCACTTTCTACAGCATCATCAGCAATCTTGGCTTCTGTAATTGCATCATTAACAATCGAAGCTGTAACAACAGCATCACTTGCCAACTCATCTGCACCTACAGCATCATCAGCCAACATGGAATTAACAATCGAACCAGCACCGATAACAAAATCTAAAGTATTATCCCCATCTTCATACGTTACCGAAATTCCAGTTTCAGTATTGGAACTAACCATTGCACCTACAGTATCAGCTATTGTTTCAGATAATGTTGTACCTCCGATTGTAATAGCATCAGCTTCTAATGTTCCGTGTATATAAGCATCTTTAAACTGTAAACTGGATGTGCCTAAATCAACATCATTGTCAGTAACGGGTGCTAAAGCACCATCCACTAACTTTATCTGGTCTGCTCCTTCTGCTCTAAACAGAATTGTATTATCAGTAGCAAAATCAATATCATTGTCGGCATCTCTACCTACAACTAAACTCGCATTTGTTATAGATGTGATTGTAGTATGAGTAGTACCAAGAACAAAATCCAGAGTATTATCACCATCTTCATAAGTAACTGTTACTCCTGTTTCTGTGTTAGACCCCACCATCGCTCCGACAGTATCAGCGATATATTCATTAAGGGCTGTACCATCAACAGTAATTGCATCAGCTTCTAATGTACCATCAATATCTGCATCGCCCGAAACATCCAATGAACCAGCATCAAGTTCACCCGTTAATGTAACATTACGAAAAGAACCAATATCTTTATTTGCATCAACAAGAACATACTTGCTTTCAGTTACAGTACCAGCCGTTAATCCATCCAATGCAACTGTGTTCTCATTAGTAAGATACACATACATTTCTGGTACACCCGTAGAGGAATTAAATCCTAATATTTTCCCAAGCCTTGCCGCTTTTAAAGGAAGTTCCATTGCCACTGTTGCGTCTTCTGCATCGAGTCTTAATGTTCTTGAGATGTCATCTTCAAGTTCTTGCTGAACTGCTGTGATAGTATCAAGTTCGGTGTTAAGAGAATCAACTTGGAAAGCACCACTGGCTGGGAAGTCTGTTGTTCTTTGGATTGTTATGTCACGAATAATTGTAACAGTACAATCATCTACTGCTGACCCAAAAGTAACAGTACCACCATGGTTTGAGGATGTATCATTCCCTTCACCAGTAACAGTATAGTGCGTTGTCAAACTCTTTAGAGTAGAGTCTACATAAACTTTAATATCCGAATCTTGGAAAAAATTAAAGTCAAATGAAAACTCTGTCGTAGGACTTGTGACAGTAAATTGTCTTCTTGGTGTTTCAGCATCTACATATATCGACATAATAATATCCTCATAGCATATTAATTTGTATTACGCAATTTCATTTTCATTTGGCGAACATCCTCTCTCCAAAAAGGAATGTACTGTAAAGGCAAAGGCATTTCAGCTATTCCATGAGCAACGCTGTCTGTTGCCATTGTGTATGTACCTTTTGATATATCACCTACCATTCCTATACTTGCTCCAAATGGTTCCATGGCTGAATCAAAAAAGTCTGGCTGATACAAAGGTTTAACAAAAGACTTTTCTCTATCTGCTCCAGAAAATCCATGATACATGGCTGATGCCATAAATGTAAAATCTGAATACATGCCTGTAACTCCAGATAAATGCACTGCCCTCATAAGCCTTTCATCATAACTCATTTTATCCCACATATTATCTGGCAGTCTCCATCTTGCTATGGTATATCCCATACCCACCATCATAGCTATACCAAATATTCTTTGTGTAATTGGTCTTGTCGGGTCAAACCCAGCATTTAAAATTTTTTGTTGTGCGGCTAATCCATAATTCCAAAACTGAAAAGGTAATCCCATTAATCCACTCTCAAGTCTTAATACAGGATTATTTTTTGTACTAACTATACCATCTGGTTTCCACCCTAATTTAAACATCCATCTTTTAAAAGGAACATACACAACTCCATCAACTAATTGAAACTTATCAGAAGCTGTAGCTGTTAATACAGCAGTATTCATTCGTGATGCCATTGCCCTAGACATAATTCTTTTACCTTCTTCATTTGCCCAATTATCAACATTAGCAATGTATAAAGTTTTGTTTGTATTCATTTCATAATTCATATTAGCTATAATTTTTGCTTCTTTTTCTCCAATAAAATACCGACTCATTTCTATCTTTTTGGCATCATCAAGCGTATTCCATTTAATGCAATTTCTTATAATGTCATCTTGTGCAAACAACCCAACTGCTTCTTTAAACATAATTGTTAAAGGTCTTAATAAGTTTAAATTGTAAAAAGCATTAAGACTTCTTTCTTTAAATTTAGTAAATCCTCTTGATGCTGGATTCATCATCATGGAATCAACCAATCTATTACTAATCATACCTTTCAATATTTCTAATAATCCTTCACCAGCAATTCTGTTAGACTTACTTGCTTTTATCATTGATGGGATATCAGACATGTGTTCCATAACCACTTGAAAGGGTCTTACCCCATGTTGAAAAAAAGTATTAGGCATATCTGCAAGGGCGGCTCTACCAGCATCACCTAAATAAGTAATCTGAGAAAGCCATCTCATAGTATTTGCTATCCTATTATCCCATCGCATAGGGTTCTTTATTCTTTGACCTACAATTCTTTCATACAATGTTGCAAAGTTACCTTTTACATCGCTAATTTCCTTGGGTGTAAATCCTTCAGCATGCATCTCTTCATCAACCTCATCCATTATTTTATGGAAGGGTAAATTAAATTCTTTTTTAAATTCTATTTTAGGTGCTATTCTTAAAGTATAACTACGCATTACTTCTAATGGGTCTGTTACAATAAACTCTGTTAAACGAATAGTATCATTTGTTGAAAAATCTTTTATTGACCAATAATTAGGGGCATCTAAAGTTCGAGGATTAAGATACCCTGTTGATAAAGGTACTAAATGACTGTCTAATTCATCTAAGTCTTCCTCATCTAGAATTTTGCTAACAAACTTATCAGCCCTTGCTCTTATATCTTTTGGATTCGCTGAATAATTTTTTCTTTTAGCAACACCAGTTTCATTATCAAATATTATTCTATAAGGCTTTGCTTTAAACCATGCTTCTATTAATCTAGTAAATCGTTCTCTATGTTTAGTAATGTATGTCTTGTCAAAAATCCTAGAGTAATAACTGTCTTCTGATACAGGCTTAAAGTTCTTTGCTTTTGTTTCTCTTAATTTATCTAATCTTTTTTGGTGTCCATCTCTTGCCAATTCTACTGTTCTAATACTATCATTAAGCTCATCTAGCTCGTTCTTTATATCTTTCCTAAATTGTTGAGAAGCTTTTGTTCTTCCACGACTCTTATTTAAATCAATAAATAAATTGTCTGCTCTTTTATTCATTCTATCTAATCGTTCTGCTAAAATATTATTTATCCAAAACTCACTTTCTTCTATTGACCTATCAATACTAAACAAACCAGCCTCATTGGCTTGCGTTTCGTATTTTTTAAAGAAGTCTTCCATTACATCCGATGCTCTTTCTTCAAATTCAGTTAATGTATTTTCTGCACCAAAGGCTTCTGCCTGTTCTTTTTTTGTCCAATTAATATCTTTTAAATAAGCTGGTAAATTAGGGTTTGATTTTTTTGCTTTTTCATTACTACGCATAATATAATTCATAGTTGCTTTATGAAGAAAATCTTGGAATGACTTACCTCCTCTATACCCTAAAAGAATATTTCTTTTTGTTTTTATGTCTGGATTAAATTTAGAAAGTCCTTGAGATTGTTGGAAGTGCAAATCTTGAATCTTATAGATTGCATCACCTAAAAATTCCCAATGCCTTTGCATACTTAATAAAACAGAACTTGATGTTCTGCCAGCTATATTTTGGTTTATTATTAATCCAGCATCACTAGCCAATCGAACTGCATAGCCTTTTATATGGTCGGGTAAATCTTGTCCCTTACCCCCGATAAATTTTAGTATTGACTTCAATGGTGTTGACATTAAATCAAACACTCTATTTGAGCCATCGAGTTCAGAAACATTATATTGCTTGGCTGGACCATGCTTCATTTTAAATCTTTCTAACTTGCCCACAGCCCTTTTATTAATCCAATCTTCATATACTTGCCTTGTATCAGAAGCGAATTTAACATCTCTTGGATTATCTATTTCATCTATTATTTTATGGTAGTTAAACCGAACCCAATCATCGGGTGTTTCAAAAAGTTTATCTGTTAATTCTTTAATGCCAGCAACCTTTTGACCCCCAGTAATTCCTTGCTTTTTAAACTCAATGAAATCTTTTAATGCAAGTTCATCAATCCTTTGCTCATACTGAACTCCTGTTTCGCCTTTCCTTTGCTTATATCTCCCATGATTTAATTCATGCAAAGTAATATAATCAAAAAAATCTGACTTTGATGTAAATTGTTTAATATTTTTTAAAACAAATAGTTCATGAGCATACGCTATATACTCCTTATCTGTACCTATTTGCCTTGCTAAACGAGAAAGGACTTTATTAATTTTTTGTGTTAAAAACTCAATTCTTCTTTTTGAACCTTTATGCCTAGCTACTCTATTATACCACCCGCTGACTGTTTTTTTATCTATATAAATAATTCCAGCCTTATTACCACCCCTTCTGTAAACATGAAGTCCAGCCCAATTAGATTTTTCTAAACCTTTTTTTCTTTTAATTGCCGCATCGCTAGTTTGAACTAACCCCACATTAAACTTCTTACCAAAAACTTTAACTATACCTTGCTCACCTAAATCAATAAGGTTTTTTATTTTAGTCCAAGGCTTTTCTGCCCACTGCTCCCTTATTTTTTTTGTATCTATATATAAAGTTTTTTTGGTTGTTCCTAATTGCTTATCAACAACTTCCTCATGTATATACCAATTTTTATACTTGGGTCTGTTTCTATAAGGAGATTGCCTTCTTCTTATTTCTGCTTCAATAGCATTTCTATCAATCTTTTCATTTCTTAATATAGATTCTTGCTGTCGTTTAACCCCTTTTAATTTATCTATAACTGCTTGCTTTTCTAGCTTAACTTTCTTACTAACTTTTTTGGGTATTACTTTACTTTCTTGAAGCGTAATCTTTCTTTTAGTATCCATTATATTAGCTGTAGCTACTTTAATTCTATGTTGGTTATCTTTAAATTCGAGAGCCAAATTAGAATCATTATGGTCTTTATAAAAAGACTCGCTGGATTTACCTTTACTTGTTTTTGCTTTAGTTGCACCCAAGCCTAAAGGAATGTTATTAATTTTTGGAATTAATGTACCATCCTTAACATCCATACTTTCGTTTCTTAAAGTGATTTTAGAAAAAGGAAGATTAAATTTAGGTTGCTTATGTGTTAATATACTTTTCTTTACATCCTCAATAATTCTTGCAGTCTTTTTATTACCACTCTTCATATTCTTAATAGCATGGGGAACTCTCATTACACCCCCTACTGCACCACCAAAAGCAGTCATTGTGCCAAGATTAACACCTGTTTCTAATGCTGTATTTGTTGGGTCAAATGGCGCTCGTAACAATTCTGAAGAGACTCCATAAGCACCACCCGACATTAACCCAGCCTTTACACCACCCCAAACTGTCTTTGCTCCTTTAAAAAAAACACCAGCAGGAATCATCCAAGTCAATGGGTCGGCTATACCACCAGCTAAAGCCGCATGCCATCTTACTTGTTCCATATCTTTTTTTATTTCCATTTGGTTGGCATAATGTTTACGCATATCTGTTAATTCTTCTAAAGATTCTGCTCCCATTAAATAGCTTGGGTCTTCTGCAAGAAAATTAATATGGTCTTCGGGGTGAAAGTTATCGTCTTTTTCATACTTACCTATATTAGAAACATAATTATATATAGGATTATATTGATACTTTAATACAGTACCAGCTTCAGCCCACCAACCAATAGGGTCATCAGCCATAATGGTCTGTGTTTGTGGAACAAATGGTTGTAAAAAATAATTATTTTTATAATAGTCGAGTAGGTCGTCTTTGCTCATAAATTTGATGCCGATAAAATTCCATTACGAATATCATCTTCCCAATCTTCCCATCCTTGATAACCACAATATGTACTCCAGCCTATTTCCTGTATAGTCATGGCTTCTAAAATATTGTACATCATTTGAAGATTTGTTGTGTCTATCTTTGTATTCTCATTCCCATTAATAGCCCTTGTTACAACTTGTTTATAGCCATCCCATTTGTCACTATCTCTTTCACCAGACCATCGTTCAACCATATCTTTTACTGTCATTCCACCTTTAAATATATCTCTTTGATATGTTCTTAATATAATCATAGCGGCTCTATAAGAATCTGCTGGAGTTTCAAATACCTCAAACTCACTATTAGGGTCTTTGCCAACACTCCCTATAAATTTATTATCTTGGAATACAATGTTTAATGGATTCTTTCTATCTACAGACTTTTTACCTTCCCACATGTTTTGGTTAGCATCTGTTTTAAAACACATTTTGTGAATATAGTCTGGCTTATTCAACACCATAGCTTCAAATTCTTTTTCTTCCTGTGATGTCGCCTCAATATTTAACAAGTCTACATTCTCATCTGTAATATCTTCATCACTATCAAAGAAATCAGCTATCTTTTGACTCCAAGGTTTATCCATTTCACCTAAGTATTCTTCCTTTTTCTGCTTTTCTAACTCTGTAAAATGTTCTCCATCATAAAAATGATTAATAAATAACTTTGTAGATACAGCTAAAGGGTATCCTTCTGGAGTTGATAAGGCTTCATTTATCCCCGTTCTTTCATCCCTTGTCATAATATAATATCGGGCATCTCCACTCTTAGACCTTGGGTCTATTAATAAAAAAGTATTATCTCCATACTTGGGGAGAAAAGCATTTGATGTGTGCATACCAGTTATTTGCTCTACAAATTCTCTAAACTTTTCTTCTCCTCCTTGATACACAGTAGAAGGAAACATTTTGGCTAATGTGAATTTAGTCCTTTGATAATTGGCATTTTCATTTTCAAAAGCGGGTCTTCCACTTGAATTGTACATGCCTACATCAAATCCCCAATCATCTTTTAAAGTGTTCTTTATTACTTCTATAGAACTTTCAACGTCTTTAGGATTGCCTCTTGCATTTTCTGTTCTCATATAAAGCATGGCTTCTTTAGCATACAGCATAGCTTCTTCATCATTTAATCCACTTAATTCACTTGAAAAAAAACCCCCACCTTGTTGCAGTCTTTCTGCTAAAGCATTAACAAGTTTATCTTCTGTTATATTAGCATCATCTTCAAACCCTAACTGACCTCTAAATGAATTATAAAATGATTCTTTATCTGCTTCTCCAGCCTTGTAATATTTTACAGCCTCATTAAAAGTGCTTTCCATATCTTTGGTTTCACTTAAATTAATATCCATAAAGGGTTTGATAGCGTTCATCATGCTAACAAATTTAGATGGAAACGCACCTTCATTTGTTATGCTTATCTGATTACCCATTATTTTTTCAGTAGCATTTCTATAAAGATTATATAAATCAAAACCCATCTCTGAATTTAATGTTGGGTCTTCCACAAATTGTGATATTGAGTTCCACAAACTTGTAGGAATACCCCCATTTCTTTCTATCATCTTCTGGAATAAAGGACTGCTATAAAAATCCTCTTCTGTCATAGTATTTTTATTTAATATATTTTTTAATATCTCTTCGTTTTCATCTCTATTCGGTTTTTTATCCCCACCAAAATCTGACATATTTGTAGATGTAGGTACTGATTCTGAAGCATTTATAGTCTGTTGAATATGCCCTCGTATATCGTCATCATCTTCTACTGCATTATAAAATTCTGGATTGTTTTCTATAAAAGATTTAATTGATTCGGGGAGATTGCCTTTATCATTTTTCCAAGGTCTTTGTAATCCATATTTAATCTCATCTTTATTCTTCCCTGACATCCAACTACTCATAACTGACCTGACTACCATCTGCCTTGTTTCGTTTGTTAATCTTCTTACATCGTCTGGATTTAATATTGAATCTGCCTCTTGAATTTCAGCGATGATTTCCTTTGCTTGCTGTATAGCTTCTGGCAAATCGGTTTTTGTCAAAGACTCTAATTGTGTAATTTTCATCCCAAAATTACTTCTTGCTCCAAATCTTATCT